TCAGCACCGACAGATACTTATTTTCCTTTGGTCTGGTCAAACAGCGAACTAAGCACAACACAATCTAATGCCATTGTTCAAATTATGGATTACTCAGCAACAGACAAACACAAGACCGTCTTGATTAGGGAAACCAATAACAACCCTTCAGGGCCAGCAGTCACAATGTACGCAGGGCGATTAGATACCACAAGTGCCATTACTTCTTTGACCGCTTTGGTGTCGGCAAACAACTTCGCAACTGGTTCAACCTTTTCACTTTACGGAGTAATCTCCTAATGAAACTTATAGAATCTAAAACCCTAGGTACTGCTGCTGCCTCTATTGAGTTCACCTCAATACCGCAGGATGGGACTGACCTTGTTGTCTTGGCCTCAATTAGAAGTGCTTTCGCTGATGTAAGTAATGAAATTTCTATGTCTATAAACGGAGTGACTACAAATCGCAGCTGGAGAGATTTAGTCGGCACTGGAAGCTCTGTTGCTTCTTATACTGGTACTACTGGTCACGTTGGAAATCTAAATGGAAATACAGCAACATCTAATACTTTTGGAAATGCTCGTATTTACATAACTAATTACACCGCTTCAGTAAATAAAAGCATTTCTTTTGATAATGTTTCTGAGAATAACGCCACGCTATCTCTTATACGAATGGGTGGTTCTTTATGGAGTAGTACAGCAGCCATAACTAGCTTAACTTTTTCAGACATCAGTGCCTCAAACTATTTAGCTGGCTCTACTATCTCTCTTTACAAAATTACAAAAGGCTCTGACGGAATAGTCACCACCTCTCCATAACAAGAAAGAAAAGAAAATGACAGAAGTAATTACCAAGCTAGTAGTGGACTGCTCAACAGGCATAGCAACAGAGATTCCTCTTAGCCCAGCCGAATTGGAACAGCGAGAAACTGACCGCCTAGCTTACGAAGCTCAGGAAGCAGAACGCCTAGCTGCCGAGGAAGCAAAAGAAACAGCTAAAGCCTCTGCTAATGCCAAGCTAAAAGCTCTGGGTCTGACTGACTCTGAAATCGCTGCTATCACCGCATAATGGCTGAGGAAACAACTGGGGTACGCATTACCCAGCAAGCAATCTACGCCAAGCAACTTGAACACGGGGAAACCCTTGTCAAGATACTTGAGAAGCTGGACCACTTAGACGAGGTTCCTGCTCGCTTGAGAGAGGTAGAGCTGACTCTTGCTCGCCTGGCTTGGATTGAAAAGATTGCTTACACAGGTTTAGCTGCTTCCGTTGTATCCCTTATTGGCCTAATCATTGGAGTTGTAAACAGATGAAAACAAAACCTCAGATGCCCCTAGATGGCAAGTTTGGTAAAGACTGGAAAGTCACCTCACCTTTTGGTTGGAGAATTCACCCAATCGAGAAGTATAAGAAGCACCACAACGGCTGCGATCTTTGGGGTCCAAAAGCAAAGATTTGGAACGAAGCCTGGCATGACGGCACTGTCGTTGCTGCTGGAACCTCAAAGCTAAAGAACGCTGATGGCTCGCTAGGTGGAGTCGGCTGGTATGTAGATATTCGGTCCAAGATAAATGGCGAGTGGTACACAACCCGCTACGCACACATGGTCGAGAACTCGCTGACCGTTGTAAAGGGAGAGAAGGTCAAGGCTGGAACTCGGTTGGGCATTATGGGCAACACAGGTGCATCGGCTGGCAGACATCTTCACTTTGAGATTTGCAAGGGCAAGTTTCTACGCTGGACTTCAGACGGCAAGGGCTATGTAGACCCTCTAAAGTTTGTAAAAGCCACTATCGCTAAGTGGGAACTAGATGCAGAAGTTGGACTAGCTACACCTGACACGGGTGAAGTTCTACCTGCTCCAGTTCACGAACCAGAGCCAAAAGCTCCTAGACCGCCGAAAGTGGTAAAAAACAAGAGTGCTAAATAGACTCTCAAAAGACAAAAGCCTACGAGTAATCCTTGTGGGCTTTTTTCTTTTCTTCATGGTCTGGCAACCTAGCCCCGCCTATGGTGCTGAAGCTTGGGCCTCTATAACCTGCCAAGACTCGATTGGCACTCAACAGACATTTCAGGTTGGATGGAATAATGAAAATAACTACTTTTTGGACAAAGGCAACATTGCACAACACTATTGCGAAGGTGGGTTTGCTGGTAGCTTCACCAGCTTTGTTAGCGTTGTTTCTAATGACGGCGGGGAGCTGGATAATGCTTTGCTTTACCATCCTGGTTACAGTCCTAGCCCCACTCCTAGTCCTACTCCTAATCCTGAAGATGATTCTGTGGATCAAGCTTCGGATACAACAGTAAGGACAGATGATGTTGCTCGGACAGAAGAAGTCGCTCGCACTGAGGAAGTGGTTAGAGAACCTGAGCCAGTGGCTCCTGTGGCTCCCGTAGAACCAGCCCCTCAACCAGCTCCAGAACCAGAGCCAACCCCTGAACCTACGCCTGAACCCACCCCAGAGCCTGAACCTACTCCAGAACGCCCTGTAAAGCCCGTAGAGACTCCTAAGCCTGTAGAAAGCCCAACACCTACCCCTGAACCTTCTGAGCCTTCTACGCCGATTACAGAGCCTCAAATTCCAGTTGAACCTACTCCAGAACCAGTAGAAGAACCAGTTGGCGTAATGATTGCGTTAGAAGCAGTTAGTAAACTGGTAGATAACCTACGCTCAATCGGGTCGGACATGACACCTGAAGTGCGAGAACAAGCACAGCAGGTTGTTGTTGCTTCGGTCATCGTCACTCAGATAGCAACCCTAAGTAGGAAACCTTGAAAAACTTTCTCAAAGACCAGCTAGATCAATCTTGGACAGTTCTTGGTCTTGGGATTGCGTGGGTAGTGCTAGAAGGCACGGCTAAAGACTTTGCTGGTTGGGCAATCATTATTACTCTGCTCATTTGGGCAGCAACTTACCCTCTAAGGAAAGACTAATTATGTGGTTAGACATCGCTCGTAGAACTATGGCAGTTATCGTTTTGAAAGTCACAGGCATCTTTGTCGGTGGCGCTGTTATCGGTTTGGAAGTTATCCAGGCTGTAGCCATGGCTGCCTTCGCTGGAATCATTGATGTAGCTCAGGAGCTATCTCGTAGCTACCTAGCAGACGGCGAACTTGACCCAGAAGAAATCAATAAGTCTTTCGGCAAGATTGCTGACAAGACAGACAAAAAGAGCTAACGCCTTTTTCTTTCTGCATCTGTAGTTCCGCCCCACACGCCGTGCATACCCGCTGAAACGGCATAGTCAAGGCACATAATCTTGACTGGGCATTGTGAGCAAATAGCCTTAGCTTGGTCTGCCACCCATCTGCGATCATAGGTGCTGCCTATTAGGTCTTCAGGGAAAAACAAGTCAGGGTCATCCGCGCACCCCACTCCGCCTGGTATGTCCCTTATGGCTTCTTGAAGCTCGATGTACTTGCGTTCTAATTGTCGGTGGGTCAGCATAGGTTTACATTACAGATAAAACCCGCTAATGTGAAATCCCACACCGACTAGATGTGGGATTCACGCCAAATGAAAGAGAGGGAAACACTTGGCTATAACCAAGCTACCAACCGCAATAAACGAGTTGCAGGATGCAGTCCTGCTGGGTGACTTTGAGAACGGGTCCGATGAGTGGCACGAGCTTCGTAATGAAGCTGGCGCTATCGGCGGTTCCGACATCGGAGCAATCGCAGGACTGTCTCAATGGGAAAGCCCGTACACCAAATGGGCAAAGAAAACAAAACAAATCCCAGATGACTTTGAGCCAAATATGTCAATGCGACTTGGCACAAAGCTAGAAGCACCAATCCTAGAAATCTTTGCTGAGGAACATCCTGAGCTAGAAATCTACACAACAGGAACATGGGCAAACAAAGAAGAACCTTGGATGCGAGCAAACCCAGATGGGCTTTACGCAGACCAAACAGGTGAGTTCGGAATTGTTGAAGTCAAGTTCAGTCGTGACTACTGGACACAAGTTCCGCAGTCCTACCGCGCACAAGTTCTTTGGTACATGCGAGTATTCGGTATTCGCAAAGCAAAGCTTGTCGCACTAGCTGGCTCTAGCTATCAAGAGTTTGACATTGAGTGGGATCAGTTTGAGGCAGACGCTTTGTTTGCTGCTGCGATTCGG